CCTGCATATCCTAGAAACGAATATCTTAACGACTATGGTGTACGATGTGGAGAATTAGAAGTAAGAACAGAAAGACGGGATACTGATTATAACTATAGTGATGGTAGTACCAATGAACAACAAGGTATAAGTTTTACATACAGAAAATATTTAGGCACAGATTGTGAGACTTCAAAAGAAAACGTAGCAATCAAACAACAATTAGAATTAATGAAGATGTGTGGTCGAGTTAACAGCAATCCGAGTCTTGCATACAATGAAAATTTTAGATTATTGGTATCTAAATGTAGAGGTGTAACTCCTGCAAGAGATACTACTAGACCAGAAGATACTCAAAGTCTTTGGGATGATATGAAAGATGACTACAAAAAAGATAACCCAGACGTACAATTAATGGGAGATAAGTTCATAAAACCCAGTAAAAAGAAACTTGTTATACCTAAGTATTTAACTGAAGAAGGAAGTGTGATACTACCTTTACCTAAACCTAAGAGTGAAGAAGAAGAATGGAATGAAATAGAATGAGTAAAAAACCTTTAAATATATCTGAAGAAGCAGCTGTACAGATGCCGATGAAAACGGTTGCCTCTCTGATTTTGCTCGTCGCAGCCGGCGTGTTTGCTTATACCGAGCTTACGGCCAGGTTAGTTTCACTGGAGACATCACGTGAGTTGTTTGAAAATGATTTGTTAAAGAAGTCCGAACAGATCCCTACCGATCAGGAGCAACATTTTTTAATCGAGGATCTCTATAAGACCGTCGAGAAAATGGAAGCGACTCAAGAAATGAATATGACAAACAAAGTTAATATAGAATTTTTAAGAGAACAATTAGAAAAACTTTTAGAAGATGTAGAAGAATTAAAAGATAAGGTAAGAGCAAATGGCAACGGGACGCATTAATAGACAAATTATAGATTATATTGACTCTATGGAGAAAAAAGCTAAACAAATGAAGTTTGTAAAAGATTTAAAAAAAGAAGTTGAAACTGGCAAGCATGGTACACAAAAGTATGTGTTAAAGCAAGGAATAAACAAAGGTAAGACAGTATGACAGAGTTAGTGGTAGCCCTACTTATGATTATTAACGGAGAGATCAAGGAGGCACGTATCCAAACTTCGATGTCTGAATGTCTCAAAGGATCTCGTGTAGCTAAACGTCAGTTAAAACCTGATGGTAAAGTTAAGTACCAGTGCATAAAATCTATGGCGGAATTAGAGTTAAATATTGATGGATCAAAGTCTATTAAAAAACTTATCCTAGAGTAATGGAAAAAAGAAATAAGGCGCGTAATCCTATTGCAAAACAACTTAGACATTTTAAACAAAAAGTGATAAAGAATAAGAAAGTATATGACCGGAAAAAATTTCAAAATACAAGCAGAAGTAGTTAACGGTAAATGTCCAACATGTGATGAGTTTACTATGTTGGTTGGTTTAACCAACGAACTATATAGATGTATGAATTGTGGTGCAGACTTACGTCAACATATTAATGGTAAGATAAGTTATTTACCACACATAACTAGACCTGATGATATGAATGTGTTTGTAAAAGAATGGACAGATGGCCAAGAAATCTAAATTTGGGACATCCACAGCACCCCGTAATAAACCTAAGAAACGACCTGGTCGTCATAAAAAAAGTAGAAACAAGCACGAGAAACGTCAACAAAAAAAACAAAGAAAAGGTTGACAGCTATCCCAAATTATCCTAGTCTCCAATTAGAAATAAATACAGGAGAAAAAATGGACGACAAAACAATAGACAAGATAACAATACTGGCAAAGCTAAGTGCAATATCAGATATACAATTGAAATTGCAACAAAATAGAAATCAACTTGAAGAAGAGCTGAGAGAAATAGAAGAGTATGAAAGAAAAAGTAATCACCATTAAACCCAAAGGCGTTTCACAAAAACAATGGTCTAATCTATTGCTTGAATTAAATTTAATGAAAAGAGCATGGAAACCATACGGTGTTGATCTACATATATCTGCACCTGGTTTAAAAAATATTATAAAGTGGGGTACTAAATCTTATGGTAGACCAGAATGAATTAGACACAATAGCAAATCTTTGGAACAAAACTAAAGATCCTAAGTATAAAGAATTGTGGTATAAAAAGATAAAGGAATTTGCAAATGGATTTAATACTAGTAAACGACGGATTGTATCAATTAGTAAGTGTCACAAAAAAAATGATGGAACATATCTCTTTATTGGACGAAGTGAATTGCTTTGAATTATGTGACATACTACGATTACATTTAACCACGTATCATGAACCACCGTTCAACGTACACGTAATGAAGGATGGCAGTGGCGATTTTATTGGCTGTATTTGTAAATAGTCTTTTACTACTACCAGCTATTTTTATGTTCTGGATATGGGATCAAGAAACACCTACTCCAAAGAGGGAAAAGAAGGAGTAGGATGTGATGATGAGATAATTCTCTGCTATCATTTTAAATTATCAATGTCAAATAGTATTCTCTGGAGTACAGTAAAACTTAATAAACATATTATATTTGTTAACCTCGACAGGGCCTATCTCTCTCATTTTTATAGTAGACTGTTCATAACCAAACATTAGGCAATCATATTGAGTATCAAATCTCTGTGGCCATTCATAAGGTTCTAAACAAGTTCCTGCTAGCTGTGAACAAATGACTAAACTAAGTAATATTTTCATTGACAATCCTATACTATCATCTATATTTTGTTTTTAAATTATGAAAGGAAACCATGACAGACATGAGTAAGTACAAAAATGTTTCACTAACGAAACAAACATACGCTACTTTAGATAAACTATCAAAGGTATTATTGCCGGATGCTAAGTTGTCTATATCAAAAACAATTGAATCTATTGCAAATGAGAAAGTAAAAAAATTAAATGGCAAAGTTAAAAAAGACTAGAGTCTCTTTACATATATGTTCTACTTGCAAAGGCAATGGATACTTAAAAATTTCAACAGAAGATAAAGAAGATACAGTTCACCAATGTTGGGACTGTGATTCAGAGGGAGAGTTTTATGAAACGATTGATAATGGTTGGATTGATGATGGTGCTTCTGACAGCCTGCACTAAAGATTTAAGATTTGATAGTTTTGATCCGACAACTTCAGTCTTAAAATGGGTTATAACTGGAGATAAAAAATGATAGGTTTGTTTTTTATAGGTATTGTAGTTTCAGTTATTGTAATGGCTGTATTAATGTATGTGAGAAAATATGATTCCTGATATAGACAAAGCATATATAGCTGGATTGTTTGATGGTGAAGGATCAATACACTTTAAACGTGGACCAGAGAAGAAAAAGAAACACAAAGGTGGTGGTTATAGAATATCTAATAGCTTAAGATTGTCTATGGAGATAACGATGACTGATCAATCTGTTCTGATGTGGGTCCACGAAGTCTTAGGTGTTGGTACATTAACTGATAAACCTAGAAAAGGTAGACGTGTTGATGGTACTAAATATTTAAAACAATATAGATGGCGTTGCACATTTCGTGATGCGTATTATGTTTGTTGTTTAATTTGGCCTTTTGCACATACTAAATTACCGAAGATACAACAAGTGATCGAACACTATACTAAACAAATAGCTGATGGTAAGGTGATTGATTTAAAATTATATAAGGAAAATAGAAATGTTCGATAAATATATTTATGAAGGTTTACATTTTATTATGAAATGGTCAGGACAAATTAATTCTTGGGCATGGCGTAGACATGCTAAGATATTAAGAACTAAACAAAGCAAGGACATGGAAACTTTGATCAGGAATCAAGAGAACAGTGCTTATCTTGAAGAACTAAAAAGAAAATTATGAATCAGAAAGTAAATATACAAATGTTTAACTGGGGACCCTGCGTTATCCGTATGAAGATAAGTAATACTTTTAAAGAATTACTTATATCTGAAAGTAAAAAAAATAAAATGGATTTTAGAGACAAATTAGCAGGGATCATGGACCACGAAACAGGTTATGGGGAAGAGTCGAAGAAGATAATACTTCCTCAGTTATCTCAATGTTTAGGTGTATACAATCAAGCTTATGAAAGATATGTTATGAAACCTTTTGAGAAACAACCAGAATATGTTTTAACTTCTCTATGGATCAATCATCAAAAACGTAATGAGTTTAACCCACCACACGATCATGATGGTAAATTATCTTTTGTAACTTATTTATCTATTCCTGAAAAATTAAAAAAAGAAAACAAAGAATATACTGGTAAGAGTTGTGGTCCTGGAGGTATACAGTTTATCTACGGTAATGGACCTAGAGACTGTGTCACTATTTATTCTATCTTTCCTGAAGAGAATGATATGTTTATTTTTCCTGCATGGTTAAAACACTGGGTAGCACCGTTCAAGTCTAACGTAACACGGATCTCGGTTAGTGGTAATGTACACGACTCTGCTCCATTAAATAATATAGTTGATTTTAAAAAAGAATATTTAAAGAAGAATAAATGAGAAAAAAATTTAAATATGATGGTAAGTCTAGACCTAGTAATGAAACGTATAAAAAACGTTGGTTTGAGATCTTTGGTAAAAAAGAAGAAGAAGATTTAAAAGAAAGTTATGAGCAGTCAAAGCGTAATAGATCGGAGCGTACTAATGATGAGTGATAAAGATATAAAAGAATATCATAAGTTAGTCGATAAACTTGAAAAAACTGCCAAGGTCAAAGGTCTAAAGAAATCGAATAAATACAACTATATACAAGGAAAACAGCTCACGGACCCCGGAACAGGGACCAGGGTTTATGAGATAAGTAATTATAGACTTCCTTCAGTTACTACGATATTAAGCGCAACCGCAAACAAACAATTTTTAAAAGACTGGATAGCTAAAAAAGGTGAAAAAGAAGCTGAACGAATCAAAAATCATAGTAGTAGTCGGGGGACATCTATGCACAAATTCCTGGAACACTATATCCTCGGAACTGGCTACGTTGATCTTACAAGGATCGGACAAGAGGCGAGTCCCATGGCCGACAAAATTATTGAGATGGGCCTTGCACCTGTTTCAGAATACTATGGTTCGGAAGTTACGTTACATTACCCGGGTTTATATGCGGGCTCAACAGACCTTGTTTGCTTACATAATGATATGGAAACTATTGTTGACTTCAAACAAGCTAATCGTCCGAAAAAAGAAGAATGGATCGAAGACTATTACTTACAGATTGCCATGTACGCAATGGCCCACGACTACGTCTACGGAAGTAAAATTGAACAAGGAGTTATCATGGTCTGCACGCCTGACCTATATTATCAAGAGTTCAAAACACAAGGAGCTAACCTTAGAGCCTGGAAACACAAAGCATTAAAAAGAATAGACATGTATTATGACCTAATGCATGATGAGAAGGAAAGAACTAAACCAATGAAAGCGGAGGACTTTACAAATGAATGATATGTTGTTTAGAACGCTTCTAAAGAGATACGAAGCTACGATTGAGGACGCACTGTACAAGATACAATCGTTTAATGAAAATAATATAATAATACCAGAACATATAGATATTACAGGTGAAGTTGACAAACTATTACAAATTGTTGCTGAAGCTGAAGATAAATTATCAGTAATGAGAAAATATTATACCAATAAAAACGAGAAAAACGTCCTATAAAACTGCGACCCCTGAGGGGTCGCAAGGGTTCGCAAGGGTTCGCAAAACAGGGTTTGGGGTCGCAAAAAAGTGGTCAACTATGGCAGAAATGTGGCTTTTTGGTCATTTGGCCACAATTTGGCCATAAAACTGCGACCCCTAAAGGCGTTTTCCGAACCCTGCCGAACCCTCCCGACCCCCCAGGGGTCGCTACTTTTTGCCAGTAAAATCAACACTAATAGGTCAATTTCAGTGTTTTGCGACACTTCCCAAATATTTTTTTGTAAGCGCGTGTTAAAATATAATTTGTCATATAGGGGTCGCAGATGTAAAAAGAGGTATGCCTAAGAAAAGAAGAAAAGCTATCATCACTGAAACAACTCCTGATATACCTTTTCAGAAGGTCAGAGTGGAGTGGGTCGATTGCGTAAGTGATTCTGGCTGGGCTAATGAAAAAGAATTTAATAAAATGAGTTTAGCTAAACCTATTAATGAAGGTTGGTTATATTCTAAAGATAAAATTTCTATAAAATTATTTGCATCTTATGATAAAGATGAAGATGGAATTACTTTTGGTGATCGGACGATGATTCCTCGACACTGGGTAAAGAAGATTCAGAAGATTTAGATGGAGTCACATCAATTATCTGTGAGTAGTCGCTTAAAATCTGTCTCATTTTTGCTTCTAGTTCTTGTTCTGACAAGTCCTCTAGTTTTCCTGTTTTTATTATTTTTCTATCTATATATAACCCTGCTGCTTTTCCTCTGTTTGTTTCCGCATTCACTGCTGAAGAGAATGAACCTTTTTTTAAAGCCAATTCTTTAATACGATCTAGTTCTGCAATATGACCATCAAATGTTACCATATATTTCTGTAATTTTTCTTCTCTAAGTTTACCTATGTAGTCTACAACCAAGGGGTGCATCTTTGGGTTTGTTAGCTCATACCCTTCTTGACTAGATCTATTTGGACTAAAACCTGCTAGCTTTGCGGCTTCAGTCTTTGTTACTGGTCTACCTTCCGCATCTCCAAATACTAGTATTTCAGCAAATTTACGTTGTAATTCTGTTAATCTTTTTGGTACTCCCATATTTGACAATTTACGATAACTGTCCTATAAAGTCAAGGTATGAAAGACGACAGAGGAAATCTAGATTTAACTAAACAAATAGATGGTCTAAAACTTACAATACAAATGTATCAACAAATTTTAAGAGATGCACAAAAA